TTCTCCTATTCAGTGTACAGTTGCTTTCTATGAAGGTGGTGGTCTTGTAACTGCAGGTACAGGTCTTGGAAACTCTGACGTTACTATCTTTATCTACGGTTCTGAATTTAAGAAAGGAACAGTAGGAATGGAAGGTTCTTTAGAGTCTGATGATTACATCTTTGAGAATTCTCCTATTATCATTAAAGATAAGTATTCAGTATCAGGTTCTGATATGGCTCAAATCGGTTGGGTTGAAGTAACTACCGAAAACGGAGCTACAGGATACCTATGGTATATGAAGTCTGAGCACGAAACTCGTTTACGTTTCGATGATTATCTAGAGACAGCTATGGTTGAAGCAGTTCCTGCAGAAGCAGGTTCAGGTGTTGTTAACCCGCTTGTTAACCCTACATATGGTAATAAAGGTTCTGAAGGTGTATTCTACACAGTTGGACAAAGAGGAAATCTTTGGACAGGTGGTATTCCAAATACACTTACTAACTTTGATACTATCATCGGTCGACTAGATGCTCAGGGAGCTATCGAGGAGAACGTTCTTTTCCTTGACAGACAATTTGGATTTGCAATTGATGATATGTTAGCAGCTCAAAACTCTTACGGTGCGGGTGGTACGTCTTACGGACTATTTGACAACGATGAAGAGATGGCTCTTAACTTAGGATTCTCAGGATTCCGTAGAGGATACGACTTCTACAAAACTGATTGGAAATACTTGAACGACCCAACTATGCGTGGTGGAAACTCTTCACTTGCAGGGTCAGGAGGTATTAACGGTCTATTGGTTCCTGCAGGTTCTACATCTGTATATGACCAAATTCTTGGAAAGAACGCTAAGCGACCATACTTACACGTACGTTACCGAGCTTCAGAAACTGAAGACAGACGTTACAAAACGTGGATGACAGGTTCAGCAGGTGGAGCTATGACATCTGATAAAGATGCTATGGAGGTTCACTTCTTATCTGAGAGATGTGTATGTACCATGGGTGCAAACAACTTCGTATTGTTCGAAGACTAATAACTAACAAGGGTAGGGTGTCCTACAGGACACCCTTACCTTTTTTTAAAAAATTAAATTAAATTAAAATGAAATTAGAATTAAAAGATAGAGTTTATAAACTCACAAGAAACAGAGCACCATTGTCGTGCATTATTCCCTCAAGAAATTCACCTAGAAGTCCTTTACTTTACTTTGACGAAGAGAAAGGTTACAACAGAGCTTTGCGTTATGCTAAAAATCAAAAGAGTTGTTTTGAAGACGAGCAGGATGGAACAGCAATTATTGAACCGGTAATCTTTGAAGATGGTATGTTACGTGTACCAAAAAGCAATCCCGTGCTTCAAGAATTTTTACACTATCACCCTATGAATGGTAAAAGATTTGTAGAGGTAGATTACGGTAAAGATGCTGCACAGGAGATTGAAAAATTAAATGTAGAGGTTGACGCTTTAATTGAAGCCAAGTCTTTATCTCTTGACGAGCTTGAAAACATAGGAAGAGTTTTGTTCAGTAAAGATGTAACTTTAATAACTACAGAAGAATTAAAGAGAGATGTGTTAGTATTTGCTAAGAGAAACCCACAAATGTTTTTAAGAGCACTTTCTGACCCATCATTAAAACTTCAATCAACTATACAAAGATTTTTTGATGAAAGGTTATTGTCTTTTAGAAATAAAAAGAGAGATGTTTACTTTAACCTTGAAGGCAACAAAAAAAGAATGACAACCATACCATTTGGTATTGACCCAATCGAATATTTATCTGATTGGTTTAAAACAGATGATGGGGTTGACGTACTACAGTTTTTAGAGAAACAACTCTAATAGGTTATATATTTATTTTAAGATACCCATATTGCAAAATATGGGTATTTTTTTTTGATTATCTTTGTAGCATAGTTATCGTCACGAAGACGATTTTTTTAAACTAATAAATTATTATAAAATGAGTGTATTTACAAAAAAATTTTTAAGATTAAACTCAGATGCTCAGGGGTCTGTTTTAATTTCTGCTGATACAATATCTATGTTTTCCACAAATATGGATGTGTATACTACTACTACTGCATCAGTAGGTTATCAAAATTTGTATGTTAGATTATTTTCTGATTCACCATCAAAAGCTAGCGGAAAAAGTACTAGTGTTACTACCAATAAACTTGTTGACAGTTTGGCAACTTTTATTACAGATGGAATTAGTGTAGGAGACAGAGTGGGGAATTATTGGCAAAGTGGAGGTGCGGATGTTGTGTCTGTAGATTCAGAGACAGAGCTTACATTAAGTGATGACTTATTTTCATCAACAGATGAATTTTACAATATATATACCCCTAGTTATGCACTTGAAGAATCAATGGCAGATAATATAAAAAAAGCAATATCTAGTAAATGGAGAAATGCAGTATTAGATTTTGAAGTGCCTGAGGGAGTTGTAATAACATTTACTAATACATAACTTTTAAAAAATATAAAAATGGAAAAATATATAAGCATACCACGCCCCACAGCAGGGCAGCCAAATTTTGTTATACCTGTTAGTAATATACTATTAATCAGAATGATTAGTCCGAACCAATTACGAATAGGTTTTTGTAATAAAGCTAGTAACGTAACATTTGACATATCAACTCCTCCAACAATTACTACAGGAACTAATACTACCTTTACTACAGGTAAGATTCTTATTGATAGCTCAGCAACTTTTATTACATCAGGAGTTAAACCGGGAGATTATGTTGTGGCGGGAAATACATCAAAAGTCGTTTCTGTAGATTCAGAAACACAGCTTACAGTAGCAAATTTTATAGTTATTGATAAAATAGCACAAAATTATAGTATTTATGCTGAAGCTGATTTAGATGCACCTGCTAAGTTTCTTCAAGATGCTATGTTAGAGGCATTGCAGTCAGAATGGATTGACCCTATCTATGAAATAGATGAACTTCCTTTTACTATAACTAGTATAAGCACCTAAACATTTTGGATTGGGGTTACCCCGGTCGATATAGAAGAGTCCGATTTTTCATCGGACTCTTTTTTTTTGATTATCTTTGTAAGAAAGTATTTACAGATGATAAATTCGGTTAGAAATACAGTATTATCTATACTGAATAAAAATAATTATGGTTACATTTCTCCTGCTGATTTTAATTTGTTTGCTAAGCAAGCACAGCTAGATATATTTGAAGATTATTTTTATCAGTATAATTATCAGATAAACAAAGAGAACGCTAGACAATCCGGGACGGGGTATGCAGATATTACCAAGGGATATGGTGAGGTTATAAATATTTTTTCTGAAACTAAGTTTTTGTCACACGACAATAACAATAAGTTTTTTACACCTAGTCAGATAACCACAAATGATGATTACTATTTACTAAACAAAGTACTTGTGTATACAACACTATTGGCTAGTGGAACTAATGACGCTTTAACAGTTAGCTCATTAGAAGATACTACAGCAGATTTTGTTACAGCAGGAGTACAAGAGGGTGATATTGTTGGTAATACAACAACAAACAAGACAGCAATTGTAACTAATGTTACAGCAACTATACTAACCTTGAATGCTGATATATTTACAGTAATAGGTCAAGGGTATGTAGTTTATGATGCAGATATAGTAAATGAAGCGGAAAAAGTTTCTCATAGTAAAATAACTATGTTAAACAATTCATTACTTACAGCTCCTTCTACTATGTTTCCTGCATACACACAAGCAGAACCTACACTGTCTTTATTCCCATCTACTATAAATAAAGTGGGAGGTGTGCAGTGTCAGTATATTAGATACCCTAAAGACCCCAAGTGGACTTATGTAAGTTTAGTTGGTGGGGAACCATCTTTTGACCAATCGCAATCTGATTTCCAAGATTTTGAGTTGACTATATCTGATGAACCCACATTGGTTTTAAAGATATTACAGTATGCGGGTATGTCTATAAGAGAGCTTCAAGCAGTTCAGTTTGGACAGGGGTTAGAAAATTTTGAAGAACAACAAGAGAGATAATAAAATATGGCTTATATATCACAGTATCAATATTACGAGAATGGAGGTAACTCTCCCGAAGATGCGAATTGGGGTTCATACCAATATGTATCACTATACGATATCGTAAATAATTTTATGTTAATGTATTCGGGAAACCACAACCTTGTAAATAATGAAGAAAGATTTAAGGTCTTATTTCACGCAAAGCGAGCAATACAAGAACTTAATTACGATGCGTTTAAGGAGATAAAAATACTTGAGCTTACTGTTGGTAACAACCTAAAGTTTATAATGCCTTCTGACTACGTTAATTGGGTTAGAATATCTGTTTACAAGGATGGTGTATTATATCCTTTAACAGAAAACATTCAAACTAATTGGAGTAGTGCATACCTGCAGGATAATAATGCTAACATATTATTTGACGTTAATGGTAATGCACTTAGTCCTCAGTACTCAAATATAGATTACGATAGAATAAAAGGGAGCAAGAGGTCTATATACTTAAACTCTAACAGTGTGTTTGACGGACACGAAGGATACTGCTGTGATGGAGAATGGTATTTTGATTATGCTATCGGTGCTAGATATGGGTTAAACACAGAAACAGCTAACGCTAATCCAACCTTCAGTATAGACAAAAAATCAGGAGTAATTAACTTTAGCTCTGATATGGCTAACGAAACTTGTATACTTGAGTATGTATCTGACGGTATGGAGAATGGTAATGACACAAACGTAACAGTAAATAAGTTATTTGAGGATTATGTTTACGCTCATATAGAATATGCAATACTAAGCTCTAAGTTAGGAGTTCAGGAATATATAGTAGCAAGAGCTCGAAAACGTAAAGGTGCATTGTTAAGAAACGCAAAGATTAGAATAAGCAACATACATCCCGGTAGACTGTTAATGAACATGAGGGGTAAAGATAAGTGGCTAAAGTAATATGGCAAATACACAAAGAAATTTTGTTTTAGGTAGAATGAATAAGAGTCTTGATGAGAGACTCGTTCCTAATGGTGAATATGTAGATGCATTAAACGTAAGGTTAGGTTCTACCGAAGAAAGTGAGGTTGGTTCAGTAGAGACAGCAAAAGGTAACACACAGCTTACTACGTTGTCTTATGATGGTCAAGACCTCAGTTCATCTGCTAGATGTATTGGAGCTTTTGAAGATGGAGCTAATGAGACCGTGTATTGGTTTGTTCATGACAGTGCGTTTCCTATTTCAGCGGGTGCACCAAATGGAAAGATAGACTTGATAGTATCATATAATGCTAAGGATGCTATAATTAATTATCACGTTATTAGTGTGGGTGAAGCTACATCTACAAATACAACATTAAACTTTGACCCTGAGTATTTAATAACAGGTGTAGACTTGGTAGAAAACTTATTATTCTTTACAGATAATGTAAATCCACCAAGATTTATTAATATAACGAGTGCATACCCTGAGCCAAATGCATCAGGTGTAGATTACAATGGCAACTCAGATTTGTTAGCTGAAAGGTTGTTGGTTATAAAAAGACCACCTTTGTTTGCTCCAAGCATTGAATTAAAAGAAGTTCCTAATGCACAAGATAATTATTTAGAGGATAGATTTATTTCTTTTGCATATAGATATAGATATGCAGATGGAGAATACTCAGTAACGTCTCCTTTTTCAGAACCTGCTTTTATTCCTGATAACTTTAATTTCTCACCAAACAGTAACTTAAATGAAGGAATGACCAATGCTTTTAATTCTGCATTGGTTTCATACAATACCGGTGGACCATTAGTAAAAAGTATTGACCTTTTATTTAAAGAAGGTCAAAACAGTGTAATAAAAATTATAGATAACTTTAATAAACAAGATAGTGGTTTTGCAGATAATTCAACGCAAACATATACGTTTACTAACAGTAATATATTTACCATACTACCTGAATCTGAAATATTAAGGATGTATGATAACGTGCCAAGATTTGCTTTAGCTCAAACTGTAATGGGCAATAGATTAGTTTATGGTAATTATATAGAAGGTTATGATTTGATTGACTATCAAGGTAGACCAACACAATTAGAGTATACGGTTGATTTATTAAGCACACCTGTGGCAGAAGAGGAAGTAGAAGGAACTGAATTTGCTACTACATATAATATACCATCTAGACCTATTGTTAAAACAACAGACGGAAGTGGGCTTGTAAATTTAAGTTCTCTTGTAAATGACTTAAAAGAAGGAAATACATTAACATTTGATATAACCTTTCAACACGGAGGATTTTCACCATCAACAATACCGGGCAGACCTGTACCTACTACAGAAACAGGTACAATAAACATTGATTTTTCAATTACATTAAGTCAGGATTATAATAGCGTATATCAGTTAGCAACAAGTGATGAATTTGTAAACAAAGTAGGAAGCATAAGTCCTAGAAATATAAAGTTTGTTTATGCTCCAACAGGACCTACGTCTTGTGATGGTAATACATTTACAGATGAATTTAACTGTAAGATACCTGCCACCCTACAGTCTCCAACAGCAAGTGGTTCAGTAAAAAAATGGGGAAGTGCAACAAGTGGTAACGCTCTTGTTGGAACAACAGCTTTTACAACTAACGAGCCAATACAAATTCTTGCAGCTTCATCGGGATTACTAAAAGATACAATCATATTTAAACTGCCTTATATGAGGTTTGTTAATGATTTAAATGATGGTACTGACACAACAGAGGATATATACGAGTTTTATGATATAACATTTATAGGTGTTACACTAAGAACTACATCAAACATAGGAAGCCTTCATAGTAATAGAGGATATGAAACCGCAATAGTTTATATGGATGACTTTGGTCGTTCGAGTACAGCACTTGTTAGTAATAACAATTCATTGCACGTTCCTTGTAGTAATTCTGCTGACAGAAATGCTATACAGGTAACGATACCAACTAGACAAATAGCACCTGAATGGGCTACACATTATAAGTTTGCAATAAAGCCTGACAAAGAAAATTACAATACAATTTATAGTATTATATATTATAGAACAGCAGACGCAAACTATGCTTACTTTTTATTAGAAGGTGAGAACTCATCAAAAGTTGAAGTAGGGGACAGGCTGATAGTTAAGAAAGACTCATCAGGACCTACAACAACTTGTGCATACGTTACTGTTTTGGAAAAAAGAACATACGAAGCAAATGAGATTGAATCAGGTAGTGCTGTTGGAGCTTACATGAAAGTAGGTACAAATGAAATAAGTGTTACCGAACAAGAAAATCCAAGTGTACTATATGGTTTACAAAGAGGTGAGTACGATAATAATACAACCTATGGTACATATTTAGATTATCCAAGTGCAAATCCTCCCGGTCAATATCCCGGTGTAAATTATCCGATGTCTGTTGTTGACAGCGTAGGTAACTTTGTTGAGTATACTGTCCCATTTGGTTCAAGAGTAGTTGTAAATTTAAACTTTTATAGAAACGGAAAAGGTAGTACTACAAGAAGAACAATGTTCTTGTCTGAGACTATGCAGGCATCACGAGACTATGACAATATGTTTGATTTTCTTATAGGAGAAAACTTTCAAGGAGTACTAAACAAGGCAGTTTTTGAGGGAGAGAATAATGCAAATGTTTTTTATACAACTAAAGTAGCTGCCGGTGTACAACCTATACAACCATCAGAAGATGAAAATATATTTTGGTATACAGAGGGTAATGGGACTACTATACCTGCTTACTTAAATATGAATGGTACGTTAGCAGATGGAATAAGGGGTGGCAAAAAATCTGTTGCTATAGCAACGTTTGATGTATACAGAGCAGATGGTGTGGTTATATTTGAATCAGAGCCACAAGATGCTCTACCCGATGTGTGGTATGAGTCTGCTGATACGTACGAAACCTATACATATATAGACCCTGTTACATTAGACGAGTATCCGGGTAGACATAAAGCTAATACTCAAGACCAAACTGACGCTCTTCCCGCTATAGTTTATACAGATTTTATAAACTGTTTTGCATTTGGTAATGGAGCAGAGAGCTATAAAATAAGAGACTCTTTTGTTGGGAAAACATTTAACCTAGGAAATAGAGCTCTTACTACAAGTGAACAAGAATATAAAGAAGCACACCGTTTTGCTGACCTAACATATAGTGGTGTTTATAATGAAGAAACTAATATAAATAAACTCAACGAGTTTAATTTAGGTTTAGCAAACTATAAACCACTAGAAAGAACTTTTGGACCTATCCAACTATTATCAGGTAGAGAGACAGATATACTTACACTTCAAGAAGATAAAATATCATATGTACTTCAAGGTAAAAATTTATTATCTGATGCTAGTGCATCGGGTGCATTAACATCTATACCTGAGGTATTAGGGATTCAGATTGCACGTGTTGAGGATTATGGTATATCTAATAACCCTGAAAGTTTTGTAAGGTGGGGTGCAGATAAATATTTTACCGATGCTAAACGTGGGTCCGTTATAAAACTTAAAGGAAGCTCAGCTAAAAACGAACAACTAATTGTGATATCAGAGCAAGGTATGCGTAGTTGGTTTAGAGATTTATTTGTTGATTCATTTAATACACAAAAGTTAGGTGGGTTTGACCCATATATGAATGAGTATGTGATTAGCTCAAACAATGTTCTTAAACCTGTTGACGAAGAGTGCATTGACTGTGGAACTGTATTGAGTGGGATAGTCATAGATGAACTTAATCCATATACCTTCTGTGTTGACGTTGGAGGTTTAGTTGGTCCTTTGACTATAGGTTATGAAATAAGAACTGATTTGGTTGTTAGCCCTGCTCAGTTTGAAATAACCTACACATATAATGAGGTTACAAATGCTTATCTTAGTGCAGACCCTCCCGTTACGGATTTAACAGCTATAACTCTTAACAAAGACTCTGTATCTGCTCAAAAAGTTACCATAACAATTGCAAATGCTAGCGGTGATGATATGACTACACCTATAGATAAGTTTGTAGTTGGTTGCCCTGTGCCTCAAGAAATTACTGTTATACCTGTATCTGTTACAAGTGATGCAAATAACGATGAGTATATACATAGTGAATATAGTTGGACTGATGGAACGTTCGTGTCACCATTACACTCACGACTAGTTCCTTTTGATAATGACAGTGCAAGTGAGTTTGTAATATCTGATTATGACCAAATAACAGGACCTCAAGGAGCAGGAGTAATACCTGCTGACGGAGCTACTGTAAGTATTATATGTAATAAGATAAATTATGATGACTTTGTATTTGATAAAAACGTAAACAACTTTAAGTATTTACGAAGCAATACAAGATATTATAATAACGTTGCAGATATAAAAACACTACTTGGAGCAGCTACCCCTGCTGTTCCGATAGACGATACGGACGAACCTGACAGATACTTTGCTACATTTGTAATGCCAAACACAGGAGAAACTTATTTGTATCTTGTTTGGGATTATAGATTATCAACAAGTGATGACTTATGTTTTGGAGCAACATTAGAAGATGCGTGTTGCAGTTGTTAAAAAAATTAAATTATGCCTTTATCTACATATTACTTAAACGGAACAACACTAGAGAACTCAACAGCTATCTATACTGACGCTGCACTAACAACCTGTGCTGCTGACGGATTTTATTCAGATGGAAGCGGTATAGTAAGGGAGTTAAGCGGATGTGTATTAGGAGCTGTTCAGACGTGTCCTACGTGTTTGGTTGATTGTGGATTAGGTCCTATAACCTACAGCTCAACAGAAGGTGTTTTCTTAGTTAATATAGATTTGGGAGATGCACCAACAGATGTTGGAGCTGTTCTTGTTAAGTTTACACCTGCTAGTGAACCCGATGGTATAAAAGCTACATACAACGGAGTAAGTTACAATAAACTTAGTTCACCTGTTGATGGGTATCACGGAGGTACAGTGTTAAATGGATATACTTATGTGGGTGATGGTGGAGCTACTTGTGTTCCTGTTGCGGGGACTACATATAGTGACCTGATAAGGTACAGGTACAATGGAACAAGTTTTGTTGATACAGGGTTAACTGAAGATGTTTCTCCACTTGCAGGTGAGTTATCTTTTTCTGCTTCAGTTCCGGGGACTTTAGTGATGGTAATACCAAAGCTATCCGCTTCAATAAAAGAATTAAATATTGAGATAGCAGGTGTATGTACAACCACATCATTTACTGTAGAAGTAGATTGTCCTGTATTACTTACAGGATATTCCTCATCTGTTGTAGGACCTGACTTTCCTACAGCTTGTGGATTTGCTATAGGTGAAACATATTACAATGCACCTGTATCAGGTACAGCAGGGAACCCGGCAGTAAATGATTGGGTGTTCTCAGATGCATACGGAGAAAACGTATTAGCACAAGGATTTTATAAGATAAACGCATTAGAATATATTGAAGTAGATGCAAACGGAGTAGTAATAACTAGAGCAAATTGTTAACATATGCCAACTAACTATACATTAACATACAGCGAATCATCGAAGGGTTTCCCTTCTTTTTATTCATTCTATCCTGACTATATGATAGGAATGAATCAATTTTTTTATACATTCAAGGGTGGTAATCTTTATAGACACAACACTAATGATACGCACTGTAACTTTTATGGTGTCGATTATAAGGCAACCATAACAAGTGTATTTAATCAAGAGCCACTAGCTACTAAACTATTCAAGACCATTAATCTTGAGTCTGATGACTCTTGGGAAGCTACCCTTACAACTGACATACAAACCACAGGATTTATTGATGATGCTTGGTTTGAAAAAAAAGAAGATGCTTGGTTTGGGTTTGTAAGAAACAATGGAGACACAGGAGCACAGGTAACAGAGGCTGAGTTTGAACTACGTTCACTTAATGGTATATCAAGAAGTACAGCGGTTGGTGGTCCTCCAACTGCTTATGTTATAGACTTTGCTTTATCAATAAACATAGGAAGTATAGTAAGTGTTGGTGATTATCTATATTATGCTTTACCTCCAAACTATGACACACCTGTATTCGCAGGAGTTATTACTGCTATAAATGTAGACAAACCAAATAGCACAAACCAAATTGTCATAGATTCAACA